GTTCTACGGCTTACGTTTCAGTCTCCTATTTTGTTGGCCCGCCGGCGTAACTCTTTCGCCGATTCTGCAGTTCGGCGCAGCAGCTTGTCGAGGTCGCGGACCTTGAAAAGCCGGTAGTTGTTCATCGGATGCCGGTACTCCGGGAGTTTCCCGATGCGGCCCCATCTGCGGAGAGTATTGCGGTGGACACCAAGATACTTGGCCGCTTCGGCGAGCGTCAGCCGCTCTGGTGGCTCAAATTCCTCTGTCGCCATCGCGGTCGTGCACATCAGGCCCTCGCCCTCGTCGTCGTCGCCAAGCGAAAACGTGCACAGATTTCCGATCTTGTGCTCCGAGCAAATGGCGATGATCTTGGTCATCAACGGCCTGATCTGCTCGTCGTAAATCTCTTTCTTTGTGGCCATGGTCGTGTCTTCCATCCGTTCAGTCTCCTATTTTGTTGGCCCGCCGGCGCTCCGCGGGCCGTTACACGCACGAAACGAACTTGGCTACACGGACTCCAGGAACTCGGCGATACGCGACTCGTCGAATGTCGCGGGCCCCTCGTCGCCCACATTCGGGCCGACTGCGACGCGCCCCAGGTCTTTGTGCTCGTACACTGCGATGTCCCCATGGCTCCCAATCAGAGTGAATTCGTCTCGTCTGACGGTTGGATACAATTCGTTGATGTAAGCCATTTCCTGCTCTGTCATCGTTACACCCTTTCGGTTTGGTTCGTCAAATATTGATTTTGGTCGCATTGGAATTGGTCCGGACGCGGTTACGCCCTCTTCGGCGCTCCCACGGTGGGGCGATCTGGAAGCGTCGCACGGAGATCGTGGTCAAGGTTGGCCTCGAAGCACTCGCCGGCCCACTTGCTCAGATTCTTCTCGCCGTCGCGGTTCATTTGTTCCGCCACGGCAGCCCACAACGCGGTGGGCTGGATGATGTTTTTGCGCTCGCTCGTCATTCGTCGTCGCCTCCAATCGGTGCGATCTGATCGCTGTGGGCGTCCACGAACTCTTGGGTTGCGCCGGTGAATGTGCCGGTCTCTCTGCAGGCGTTGATATAGCCGATGGCCACATCATCGCCCTGACCGATTCGGAGACACTCGAAAAAGGCTGTTCGTGCGAAACCCTCCGCGTAGGTGCCCTTGAGGTTGCGCATCACCCGCGGGCCTTCCAGCGTCGCCGGATCGTCAAATTCAATCCCAAATCGGTTGGTTTGTTTCTTGCCGTTGGCCTTGGTCACGACGGCCTTGCCGTTGAGAAATGGGCCGTTGAACTTGGCCGAGATCTTCCGGCTGGCGAGCGTGTCGATCAGTTGCTGCTGTTGCTCTGTCATGTCTCTCCCTTTCGCGTGTTGGTGATTGTTGCTTGCCACACCCTTATTATACACACTATTCGTCAGGCGTCAACAATTATACACACTAATTCCGGGAAAATCTTGAAATATTTCCGGCAAAACAACAATCAACCGTTCGATTCGTGGTCGTACTCGCACCACGGGTCGCAACGGGGGGTCAACCACAATCGGCAATCCTCGCCGTATGGGCAAAGCCCAGTCGGCGGCGGGGCGGCCAGTTTGCAGATACTCAAACGGTTCATACTGACGCGGTCATCCAGATCGACGCCCAGCTTGCGGGCTTCACGTTTCAGCCGCTCATGCTTCCACCAGGGCAGGCGAATCGTGATTGTGTGCGTTGGCATCTTGCCACGGTCCACCGGGCCGGCTGCCGGTTGCCGGTCCTGCCCGGGCGTTGCGTTGATCATCCCTTTCAACATCTCAGGCAATCCTCCTTTCGTTCTTTGGCAGCCGGCCCCGTGGGCCGCGCACGAAAACGCCCCAAGCGGAATACATACTCCGCTTGGGGCAATATCAAAACGGCCGGCGCGGCACAGTATGGCTACGCCGCCACCTGCCGGAAGCCGTCCTAAGACGGGACCACGCCGGCCGCAGACGGATTGAGTCTGGCCTTCGCTATGAAAATACGCACGTGTCCAAGTCGGAACGCCGGCGGTTGCGGGAGCGTTCTTATCGCTTCCAGCACCACCGGCAACGCGTTTGCGTAGTGCTTCTCGGTGATCACGCCGCTTGAATGTCCGAGAACATACTGGGCGGATCCCGGCCGGTTTGCGTTGTGGGCCGTGGCGCACGTCTTGCGCAGATCCTTCAGTGCCCACGGCGTCACCGCTTCGGTTTCTATGTCGACCTTGTCCTGCAGGCCGGCAGCCGCGGCTAGCTGCTGAAACCGTTGGCAGGGCCGCATCCCGCCGGCCCGGCCCATAATCGGCTCGTCGGGATCCACCACGGCCGGCCGGATCGCGTCCAGGTGGGCCTTGACGACGGGTTCTAGGGGCAACATCAACAGCCGGCCCGTTTTCTGCCGACGCAACGTAAGCCACCCATGGGGCCCTTGGACGTTGGCCACGCGGCCCGGTGGCAACCCCGGCCCGGCGATGTGCTTCCACCGTGCGACGCTCTTGGCGCTCTTGGAGTAGGGAAAGAGCGCTTGCGTATCCATGCCGTAATTTCGAAGCAAGACCAGCGCCGTACGCCACAGCAGGCCGATCGGCCGCGGATCCTTCCACCGTGCCGGCGTCGGCATGGCCAACGTCGCCCAATACAGGCGCTCCATTTCCTCGTCGGTCAGAAAGTAGTGCCCGGCCACGGTTCGGGCCTGCAGCTTCTGAGGAAACCGCGGCAACGCGTCTATTTGGCCCTCGTTCCAAGCCCACTGCAACACGGCCCGGATCTCGCGGCGCCGCTTGTTGTGGGTGTTCTCGACGTTCGAATCCCCGGCCGAGCGGGCCGCGTCCAGGCACCAGGTAAGCCAATCGCGTAGGTCGTCGGCCGTGACCTGCTCTAACAGCATCGGTCTGCGAGACCGATGTGTCTTCATCCACTCCAGCCACCGCCGCTTGGTCGTGGAGTAGCTGTCTCGCGTCGATTCGGCCGCCCCGGTGGCGTCCAGATACGCGTCGATGGCCCCCGCCACAGGATCGACTTTCAGATCCGGGCTCGGATTGAATAGGGCAAGCTGGGCGGCCACGTCCAAGCCCTCCATGTCCAGCGGCGGCGTGACGGGCGCAGAGAACGCCCCGCATACAATCGTCGATTCGCAAGATAGCATCGGCCCAACTCCCGCGCCGACGCCCTATGATCCTAGTAGTCCGTTCACAGCGCCGACGTTGTCGGCCATCCGTGCACGCCCGCTTCCCGACGGGCGTCAGTGTTACCGTATCGCACGCCAAACCGGCGTACCTAATTCCGATCGATTCTCTCAGCTCGCCATCGCTGTGAAATCCAACCATCATAGGTCCCCGCGTCCGTGCATGCGTGGCAAAACCACGCGGCACACGTTTTCGGGCGTTTTTTGCGTTACGCCCGTTCTGACTGTACCGTTCTTGACACCCATGTCCGATTCTCCACCCATTTCTTGCCGTCGGCGATTAGTGACGCGTAGGGTTGCGAAATCGTCAAAGCGTTCATGCCGCCCGTACTTTCTGTTCCCGCTCGTCGTGGCGCTCCAACTCCGACCGGACAATTTGCACCGATTCGTCCGCCTCGATTGTTAGCCGCACATGGTGGCCGCTTTTTACGACTGTGACCAGAACGTCCCCGATCCGCACCGATTCGCCCGCCTTCCGTGTAATGCACAACCGTGGCATATCCGCCCCCTTGGGAAAATGCTCGCCGGCCCGGCCCCCCGTTCATCCGTGAATGCCAGGCCGGCGAATATCGAAAACCTCGCACGGTCAACCATGATCCGTGCACGACGGAACAAAACGGGAGCGTCCCGCAAGACGGCGATAGAGTCGCCTTAAGAAACGCCCAACGTCTAAGACGTCAGGCAATGTATAAGATCATAGACACGGAGTCAAGCGCATGTCGCGACCGTTTCGGCAGATTTTTCGCAAATTTCTTCCACCGACAACCCGACCACCTCGGCAATGGCAAACGCTTGATCGAGCGTTACGGATTTCTGCTTGCCATTCAGAATCATCGACAGATGGACGCGGCCGATACCGGAACCGGCCGCCAAATCGTTGACCGAGACAACGCCACCTGTCCTCAAAGCGTTGATGCCTGCGATAAAATTGGGTGTGTTGACCATGCCAACATTATAGCGACGCTTGGGCATTTTGCACCTTGTAAAGTAAAAAGACGGGAGGTGTGTCTTAGAGTCGGGCTTTCGCTCGCTTCCCCGCGGTCACCCAACGGGGCACCTCCCATGTATGCTACCCTTCGAGATGGCGCAACTCCTTTACCGAAGGTTACTTGCGCGGCTTCCGGCCCACCATATCAATACACCCCAGCCGATTCGAACGGCTAACCTTCGGTTCCGTAGACCGATGTGCCTGTCAAACAGCCTTTACAAACGGGCGCGCCGTCGACGGCGAATGGCGGAGTCCCGAACGCAGGATGCGCCGGATGACGGGGTAGGGGGCCGATTTTCTGGGCGCGCGGCGCCCTAAAGACCGAGGGTTGTGCGGCTGTATTTTTACGCGCGGTTTTTGGGTAGGGGGGTCCCCCGGGCGCTGGCCGACGTGGCGGGCTTGGAAGTAAGTAGTCACTTCCATGGAAGTAAAGCGGTTACTTCCTTTTCGTTTCCTGGGAAATGGTCGGCCGGCTAGGCGGGTAGTGGTGGGCCGGCGGCGTTGGTTGGGTGTACGACGGCGCGCAGGGCGATGGCGCCGTAGGTGCGGATTGATCGCAGGATCGCGGACCAGCGGTCAAAGCCGAAGCCGTCGCCGTTCCATGATTCATCCCAGCTATTCGCGAAGGCCACGCCGTCGGGCTTAAGCTCGACGCCGCAAATCGCGTGCCGGTCTCGGCCGTACACCACGGGATAGCGTTTGATTAGAGCGGTGCCGAATTCGGCTTTCGTGGTGACGTCGAAGGCTTCCAGCTCAAGCAGTCGATAGCGGGCGGCTTTGGCTTCCCAGTCGGCGGGCGGTCGAGCTCGCCAACCATGCGACCGAGGCCAGTAGCTTTGTGGAAGGATCCCGACGCGGGCGGCTTGCCTCACGTTGCCTTCGATCGTGGATCCTCGATCGACGCCGTTTGATGTGATCCTATACATGGACCAGGGATTGAGCTTGATACGATCGAGCCCGGCGAACTCGCGCAGGATCATTACCGCTTGAGCGACACACTCCGCGGCGCAGGATCCGACGCCGTCTTGGTCGAGAATGTCCCATACTAGGCTCTTGACGCCGTTGCGGCCGTAGTACTTCGGCCACTCGGATTCTGGGATAACCTCGATATGATCGCGGAAGAGCGGAACGCCGGCCAGCTTGCCGGGCCGGCTTACTCGCGGCAAGCAGCCTTTCTTCTTGCCGCGGGGTAGGAGCAGTGGTGTGGTTCGGCGCATTACTGGTTCTCGATCAGGTCAAGCAGCTCGGCCGCGGTGGCCGGCAGCCGGCCCTTATGGAGAATGTCGCCCGAGTCGCTTACCAGCAGCACGGCCGGCAACGGGATCCCGTCGAGCTCGGCCAAGTACTTCGCAAGCGTCGGCAGTGGTTGGCCGGCCTCGTCGGTGGTGTGTTGGTCTTTGAACCACAGCCGCACGTTATTGGCTTTGCAGTACTCGCGGACCTCGCGGCTTGTCAACACGTCGCCGGCGTCGGCGGTACGGTCTTTGGATTCTTCGATCACGACCAGCCAGGCCACGGGCGCGGCCGGTGGTGGCGGGTCGGGTGGATCCGGTCGAGGCCCGGGCCCTGGTTCGCCGCCTAGCTCGATCGGTACGACTTGCGGTTGGATCAGCTTCCCCGGCGGGAAGAACAGCACCACGTAGCTACCGGGCGGCGCCTGAAAGACGATCGACTGTTGATCGTCGGCGATGTCCGCGGCGATCGGCAAGAAGGGTTGCGGTTGAAAGACAAGCCAACCGCCGGGCTCTGACGATCGGACCACGCCGACGGCCAAGCCGGGCTCGTTCGGGTAGGCGGTCAGCTCGGCCGCTCGCGGGCCGGCCAGCAGTGCCAGCGCAACAAGTAGGGCGGCGTTCATTTGCGAAAGTACCAACCGATTATCAGGGGCAGGATTGTGAGAAGTAGCTGCAGCCACCCGGGCGCGTCGTCGAAATCATCGGACAGTTGTTCGCTGATCGCGGCGGTTGCTTCGACCGCGGTGGCGTCGGGGTGGTCGTCCTGGTAGTCGTGGCAATAATCGTTGATCAGCCGCCAGGCCCCGCGCCGTCGTCGTCTTGCCATGATGTCCCCCCCGTTTCTCCAAGTGTCTGCGGGCGGGGGGCAGTGTTCCAAGTTTCGGGCCGGCCGATCAGGTCAGAATGTCCAGCAGTCGGCGGGTGCTGTCGTCGTATTGTGGCCCGAAATCCTCGACGATTCCCGGTTCTTGAATCGGCGTAAGCTGGTACCAGTCGGGCCGATTCATCACGCCCGAGCAATGGTGACGGCCGGTGTCACCCCATCGGTAAACGTAGCTTGGCGGGTGAATCTCGCACGGGTTGCCGGCCTTGGAGTGCCGGATCAGTGCGCCGATCATTTCCTGGTCAAACGTCGCCCGGTCCGTCTGAATCCAGCCGCCCAGCGTGTCCAGGCAATCCCGGCGGATTGCCAGCGAACCGTGAAACCGAGACGCGCTCGCCTCGATCGCCGGCGGCTCATCCAGCGAACGCCGGCCGGCCGTGCTCAGGACCTCGCGGGGGTGACTCCAAGCCTCCGCGGGCCGCGAGGCCCAGCGGTTGCCGCTTACGTCCGCGCCGATGTCCGGATCGAGGGTCCGCGCATGGACCGCCACGTGCCACGGTAAATAGACGTCGTCGTCGTCCCACACCACGTACGCGTCGGCGATCGGCCGCGCCAGTTCGACCAGGCGGGTGTACTTGGCGGGTAGCGTCGGGTATCGCTCGGCCTCGCTGATCACGTGCCAGCGTTGCCCTTCGGGCCCGCCGCTTTGCGAGGGGATTTGCCCGGCGTCGTCGAGAATCCACAGTTCGGCCGTATGGCCCTGCAGGTCTTGCCCCAAGAATAACGCCAACGCGTTGCGAACTAGGCTAGGGCGCCCGTAGGTTGGGCAGAGGCAGGCGAGATGCATTCCGCGCTCCCTTCGCAATGAATCTTGTTGTGGTCGACCAGTTCGGCCCACGTGGCGATCGCGTGGCCTGGATCCAGGTCCAGCGGCGCCAACGCACGCAACACGGCGGCCACGTCATACAGAAAATCGGGATATTCCATCCACGCCAGCGGAACGCCCCGGCGATCGCAAGACGCTCCGAACTCGGCCCGCTCGCGTTCCCGTTCCACGCAAAACGTGGCGGCCGGTGGTTGCCGCTTCCGGAACTCTCCGGGGAAGCCTTCCAGCGTCAACTTGCGGTCCCACGATTCGAATTGTGCCAGGGGATCCCGCCAGAGTGCGACGATATGCAGGCCCGGCCATGCTCCCAGCCACGGATCGAGCAGCTTTTCCGGCTCCCGAAACAACATACAATTCTTGACCACGGCCTGGTCGACCGATCGAATTGCCCGCCGGCCCATGTCCAGCAGCCGCGGATCGTCGCTCAGTAGCCGGGCTTGGATCTCGGCCGCCAGCGGATCCTCGCGGCCGCAATCGGCGGTCTCGTCCCAGTGTCCGCCGGGATCGTGCCCCATGCGCCGGCAGAACTCGGCAAGCATGCTGGACCCACAACGCCCGGGCGATGTGATAAAGACTCGCAGCGTCACTTGGCAGGCTCCAGAATTGCCAAGCCCTTGACCACGCGCAACCGCCGCCGGCCGGCTTGTCGGTCCAGATACTGGTCGACAGCTCGCAGGATTTGCTTTTGGTGCGGCTTGTAGTCGTGTACGGCAATCGTAAGATCCCGCCGCATACGCTTCTCGGCCAATCGCAACGCCGCGGCCGTCGCTTCGTAGCTGTGGTCGGCATCATAAAAGAACAGGCCGAATTGTGATAGATCAAGCCGCGGCAAGACGTCGCGAAAATCGCCGGCCATCAGCGTGACCTTGTGTCGGCCGTGGTACTCGGTCAGTGAACGCCAGGCCCCCGGCAGCGTCGAAGCTCGGCCGGTATACGCGTCGCCCTGGAAGTTATCCACGCTCACCACGTGCTTGGCCGTGGCGGCCATCGCCAGGCTTGACTTGGCTTTCCAAACGCCACACTCCAGCACGTCCCGCCCGGCGGCCAGCCGCTGCAGCTCTTCCGCTTCCTTCCGGAACAGGAAGCCCGGGCAATCGATCCACGCGCCGGGATCCGTGGGCGGCCGGAAATCGTCCTCATGGTACCCGAACCGCCGCAGGTCCGGCATATAGAACCGCGCGGCCTGGTCGACCAGGCCGTGAGAATACGTGGCCTCTTTGGCCTTGGTGGATTTGTTGTAGTGGAGCAAATCGGGCAGCCCGTGCAATTCTTGTAGCCACCGCCAGTATGCGCCAAGATGCTCGAAGCGCCCGACCCATTGCGGCTCGCGCTTGTCTCGTGATTTGTAGCGGTCCAGTACTACGGCCTGCGGGGCCCAATGGCGATCGACCACGGCCGGATCCTGCTTTGTGACCCACTGGACCCACTGGGAAAAGCTCGCCTCTTTTGGCAACGGGCAATTGCCCTTGAGATTCTTAGCAAGACCCCGCTGCAGCTTCTCATAGTACGCGGACCGCAACCGGTCCAATGGATGGCGAACGACAGTAAATGTCAGCTTCGGCTTCCAGTCCGCCGGGATCTCGCGCCAGTGGGGGTGCTCGTGCATCCCGCCACCGCCGACCCTGATACCGTCGGCCGCCAACAGCGCGGCCTTGATCGAACAGCAGCCGGCTTTGGCGATTTCCAAATACTCGACGCCACACGCCAAGCTTGCAAACCTACCCATCGTTCGTCGCTTCCTCCGGCAACGCCGGCCACTTGCCCAGCGGACAATCGGCCGTCCGGATCGGTGCCTTCTTGCTGATATAGCAGCCGCACGCGCCGCACCGCTTATCGACCCGATTCTCGCACAACGTGCAAAGCTCCAGCCGCGCCTGCAATTGCTCGCGAGTCGCCCGGCCGAGCCCGTCGGCCACGTGATCGGCCAGCGTGCCTACCAGGTTCTTGGCCATCTCGACGGCGCTCGGTAGATCTGGCTTGTCTTTCTTCAGGCGGGAAATCACGGTCAGCCCGTACTGTTCGGCGGTGTGATAGATCACGGACCACTCCGGCCGCTCGCGCATGAACCGTCGCAAGCCGGCCAGCAGCCCGGGCCCGTTGCCGCCTTCGGCCCGCTCGGCAAACGCGCCCGTTCCACGCAACACAATTCGCTTGCGGACCACGTCGGCGTATTTGGTCAATTGCCCGTGCAACACCTCGCCGTGGTGCACGTCGTCAATAAATAGCACGTCCGTCGGCTCGACGTCCGGCAGCCCGCCATGGTTGCCGGCGTGCGAAGTATACGTGTCAATCGGCAGTTCTAACACGTTGTGCAACGTCTTTTGCAGCGGATCCGGTTCCCGCTGCCAGCTCACCAGAAACTTAGGCCGGCCGGCCAGCAGGCCCACCGTAGACTCGCGGCGCTTGGTCAATTCGGTAACATGCCGTTGACCTTTGGCCAGTTCGCTCAATTTGTCCAGGTGCTGGTCAAGATCGCGCGGCGTGTTCTTGCACCACTCAAAAATTTGGTCCAGCGTCGCACCCTCGGGCGGTTGTGAGCGTGACGCGCCGCCGCTGCCGCAACCACCGGCAGCCGGTACCGTGGCCGGTTCGGGTACCAGGCCCGGCGGGTGCTCGCGGCCGGCCGGATCCTCGACCAGATAGTCCCACTGCTCGACCGGCATCAACCCGCTGTCCACGAAGTGCTCGCGCACCGGTGCCAGGTCCATGTCCAGCTCGGTGTGGCCTAGCACGTAGTTCCGCACTTTGTTCCAACGCGACAGCGGATACTTAACACCGCCCGGCCGGCCGAACCGGTGACCCCAGCGCAGCCACGGGACGCAGATCGCCCGCCGGCCGGCCTTGCGGAATTTCTCATGGATGTAGCCCTCTTCCCCGCCAAAGCCGCGGAAGTGCTCATTAAAGCCCAACCACGCCTCGCGCCGGCAACTGAACAGGCCGAGCCCTTGTGACGGGATGTCAAACGGTTCGGCGTCCGGATCTCGGCCGCGGTCGTCGGTTTGCCACGTGCCCCACATTTCCGCCCGCCACGTCAAATCAAAGTGGGTCGAAATCGGCACATCGTGGCCGAACGGGTCGGCACAAGCCACGTCGTACAGCAGCGGACCTTGGACCAGGTCCAGACAATCGGGATTGTCGGCGTACCAACGGCGCAGCCGCTGCAGAACACCGGCCGGCAAGAAGACATGGCAATCCATGCACACCACGGCGTCGCCCGAGGCCTCGCGGAAAACGCGATCCCGCGGGGCCGAAGTGCCGACCGTGTCGGGCATGGGAACATATTTGACGTTGGCGCCGGCCCCCGCCCAGTTTTCGCAAAGCGTCTTGACCGCTTGCCCGGATGGTTTATCCGGGCTGTTGTCCACAATCAGAATTTCGATGCCCTCTAGCGAATGGTAAAGCGCCAGGGCTTGAACGGTGAAATAGACGCCGTCGTAATCGTCGAAGTGGGCCATGCCCACCGTGAGAGTCGCCGCCATAGTGTCGCCTTTCGTGCTTAGGTGGTCGTCGTCGTGCTCGTCGTGGTCGTGGTCGTTGTCGTCGTCGTCGTCGTCGTCGTCGTGCAACTAACGGTCGCGGACGACGAGCAGGGAGTACACGGCAGCGATGGCATCTCGCACTCGCCGCTATAGCACGCTCCGTGCTGCGCAATCCACGCTGTCCCTGTTTCGTCGCACTGCCAGCAACACTCAGTGCCGTTAGACCAAGAGCATGTTGAGGCGATGCACTCGCATAACTGGACGGAATTGGCACATGGCGTGCATGGATCGCCCGCCTGGGAGGGCGGGGAGGGGGCCTGGAAGAATTCTGAACAGTTGTTCGTGATCAGCCACCATTGCGAACCTTCTTCATTGCACTGATAGCAAACCTCTCCTGCGCCTGCAGGGCACGTGCCGCAGGTGGTCGTCGTCGTGCTCGTCGTGGTCGTCGTGGTGGTCGTGGTCGTCGTGCCTTCGCAACCGGTCCATTCGGTGTGACAGTCGGCTTGCCCGTCGAAAGGCGGTTCCATGCACGGACATTCAGCGGCGCAAGTATCGGATTGCTTGTCCCACGATCCGGCCCCCGCGGGGTCCCAGTCCCACTTGCACGCCCCGTCGCAAGCGCCGGTCGTCGTCGTGGTGCTGGTCGTGGTGGTGGTGTAGCAATACGCGCACGGCGCGGGGGCGCCGGTGGTGGTCGGTGCGCCGGTGGTGGTCGTATTGGCCGGCGGCGTCGCACAAGCCACGACCGTCGGCGCGCCACACTGAAATCCGCTGCCCGTGTTGCTAGGCGGGCTGCAGGCGCAACCGGCTACCGAGGCGCAACTATCCGACGTCTTGACCCAATAGCCGACGGCCGGAACCCACCAGTAAGTGCAACCACCGCTGCAGCCCGGCGGCGGCGGCGGTGGTGTCGTCGGCGGCGTCGGGACGCATCCAGTGTGGGTGGTCGCGCAATAGGGATCCAGCGCAGGGTCGGGCGCGGGACATGGACAATCCGACGTACAGCCGTTGGATGTCTGTTGCCAAATCCAACCCGACGCGCTGGGAATGCCGATAAAATCGCAACCGTCGACGCACGTCGGCCCGGCCGTGGTGGTTGTGGTGGTCGTGGTGTTGCAATCGCAAGTTGTGGTCGTGGTGGTCGGCCCGGCCGTGGTCGTCGTGGTGCACTCCGGCGGATAGTTGACCGACTGCGAGCAAAACGTGTAGGTGCACTCCCCGTCGACCGTGCCGCAATTCGCCGGGTATAAGCACTCGCACGGCGCGGCCGTGGTGGTCGTGGTGGTGGTCGGCCCGCAAGCGTCCGTGTCCAGGGACCACGCGGCCGACGCGGCCGACCAGGTCCACTTGCAATCACCGTCGCATGGCGAATACGGCGACGCCGTGGTGGTCGTGGTGGTCGTGGTGGCCGTGGCCGTGTCGTAAACCTCGCTGATCCACCACCGCCCATGGTGTAGCTCGGCAAACACGATCGACCCGCGCGGAATATAGCGGTCTGCCGTGTCGTGGCCGTAGCGGGTCTCGGCCGGATCGTAGGGGTAGAACTCGACGTCCCGCAGGCCCGGTGATTCGCAAAACTGCAAATGCCCAAACTCGACCGCGTAGGTGTTGGCCGGCTCTTCCGGATAGGTGCCGCAATCGGTGCTGACCGTAGTGCGACCGATCCGCACCAGACGCGCGCCGCTTTTGGCCGAGTCGCCCGGTTGCGGCCGCGGCGAATTGATCGGCGCATAACCCGCCCGCCGCAAGTTCTCCGACAGCTTGCGCAGGGAATCTTCGGATAGTGTGACAATCGCGGCCATGTTCTCGTAGTCTTTGGAATACGACGGGAGGGCGACGCTCCCGCCGAGCCGCGAACTGGCGAGCAACCGCGGCTCCGCGGGAGCGTCGCCCTCCCGCGACCGGTCAGTCCTCCAGCGCCATCACCTGGACCTTGACGTCCGCGGTATCGGCTTGCCAACGCAGCGTGACGCTTGACCCAAGCCGGAATACGGCCGTTTCGCCGGCCTTGATACGGCCAAACTCAACCATTGTCCCGTCCTTCGGCCCGTACTTAACGAAGTTCGTCGTGTCTAGGTTGCGCAGTGCGACCAGGCCCGGCGTCGACAAATCGCCCAACGCCAAATCCTCTTCTGCCGCATGGCCCACGATCACGACCGGCGAATGCCCGCCGATCGCGGCCTGGTCGATTTGCACGGTACCGGGGTCAAACTTCTGCTTAAAATTGCCATTCGATATGCTCACGCGCGTGGTGACTGTAATTTCGTTCGCCATGGTTTGCTTGCCTCTTGGTAGGGTGGGCCAAGTCTCCGCGGCCCACCGGAATACGCTGTCGATCACAACGGCCGGCGGTCTCTGGTGGGCCAAGTCTCCGCGGCCCACCCTACAAATCAGAACAGCGGATTCGGGACGGGTAACAATCTCAAGTCCGCCTCGTCCGCCAGCTCCTCCTCGATTTCGAACGGGGAACCGCCGCCCGGCAGCAGGGCGCCGGCCCCGTCCAACAGCCGCGGCTCGCGCAATGGTTGGTCCCGGTCGTCCATTAGCGTCGTATACTTGATATTGCCGTCGTCGTCCTCGCCGTTCACGATTCGGAACCCTCGGTCGATATGGACGAAGTTCCACTTATCCTTGTTGATCTCAAATTCCAGCCGATTGACGATGTAGATATGACATTGGCCGTAGTACTCGGCCGACCACGACCATTGGCCGAGCTTGACCGTTCGCGGTGGCAATCCCCAGATCGTCGCGCTGTTGACCTTGTCGCGCATCGCCGATCGCAACGCCAGATCGATCGTGGCCGTATTGGATTCGATAATCACGGTATCCCGTGAATCGTCGACTTCGGGCGCCGGTAACACCGGCTCGTCGGCGCTGTTGTCGACCGGTTCGCCGTGCCGGTCTTTGGTGGCGGGCCGCATGGCCCGCACAAAAGAACCGCTAAGCTTGTACGGCTCGTCGATCGGGTTCTCCCACTCGGCCTCGCTGCATTTTTCTTGTGGGTGGTTGGAGAACTCAATATCCGAACGCCACTTGCGCCGGCCGCCTTTGGCGAGCCCCACCGCCTTGCAGTTCTTCGGGTACTTGGCAAAGCAGTACGCGTCCGAGTCGTTATGTAGACTGTATTGCGTGCCGAAGGGGACGCGGGCGATAAGGTCCAGCACCACGACGCGGGCATGGTCGGCCTGGTCGTTCGTGATCGATTCATAGGTGACCTTATAGGCCCTCGTTCGCTCGCCGTCCGAGGTGTACGACACGTCAACCGCTTTGCAGGCAATCACGCTCACAGCTTCACCTCGTTGACCGCCACCGGCTCATCGGCCGTCTTGGCCTCGATCGCGTCCAGGGTGGTGGCGATCCGGTCTAGCAGCGCCGCTTGGCGGCCGTCGTCCGGATCGCTGGCGGCCGTGTCGGCGGTGATTCTCACTTGTTCTTCGATCACGGCCGCGTTGGCCTGGTCCCGTGGCTCGTCGATCGCCAAGTCCGGCAGATCCGGAACGTCGGGCTCGTCGATCGCCAAGTCCGGCAGATCCGGAACGCCGGCTATGTCGATCGTCAAGTCCGGCAGATCCGGAACGCCGGCTATGTCGGTGGTCAAGTCCGGCAGCTTCGGAACGTCGGGCTCGTCGATCGCCAAGTCCGGCAGATCCGGAACGCCGGCTATGTCGATCGCCAAGTCCGGCAGATCCGGAACGTCGGGCTCGTCGATCGCCGGCAGATCCGGAACGTCGGGCTCGTCGATCGCCGGCAGATCCGGAACGTCGGGCTCGTCGATCGCCAAGTCCGGCAGATCCGGAACGCCGGCTATGTCGGTGGTCAAGTCCGGCAGCTTCGGAACGTCGGGCGAGTTGCCAAGCTGGCCGGTGGCGGCCTCGATGTCCGCGGCCACCTGATCCACTCCGAGCAGCTCGAACGTCGGCCGGATCGGCGCCGCCAGGCTTTCGACAATGCGGACCTGATCGTCCAGGCCGACCAGTTCAAAGTCGGCGGCGGGCGGGACGTCGTCGCCGGGCGCCGCGGCGCGCGGGACGTCGTCGCCGGCCAGCTTGCGGGCGTCGGTCAACCGGATCCCGCCCGTTGTGTTTTGCTCCGTTTCTCGCTTGTGCCGGGCGATCGCCTTGGCCGCCTCTTGGCTGTCCCGCACGGCCGCGGCCACGCCGTCGACTTCATACCGGACCTTGACAGGCTCGACAGGCTCGACCGCCTCGGTAATCGCCTCGCGGGCTTTGGCCACGGCGCGGGCATGGGTTTCCTCGGTAATCGCCTCGCGTGCCAACAGGTCGTCGTATTCGTCCAACAGGGCGTCGTATTCGGCTATGTCGTCGGCCAACTGTTCGGCGGGCGATCGCAGGGATTGCGTCAACTGCTCGCCGCGTTTCATGGCGGCGTCGTCAATCTTCTGTTGCTCGGCCGCGATGTCGGCCAACTCGCGTTGCAGGAACAGCAGGTTCGACGCCATCCGGGCGTCGGCCAGTTGTGGCTCGGTCGCGCCGTCCCGTACCAACTGTAAGAACTTCAGTTCCTCGGCAGTCTTGCCGGCCGCGGTGGCCTGGTCCCACAGGCTTTGCGTAAATTGCTCAATCGACGCTTCCAGCGCGGCCTCGCCCTGCATGGTGTCCAGAGTGGCCTGCAGTTCGCGGGCCAACTTGGTCGCCGCGGGCGCGGCGTCTTGTAGCTCTAGCGTGACGATCGCGGCCTCGCCGGCAGACAGGCCGAATAGATCGACCTGCTGTTGGAGTCGATCGGTCAGGGCGGTGGCGGCGTCGGCAGTCTTCTGTTGCTCGGCCGCGGCCTTTGCCAGTGCGTCGGCTTCCACCGCTGCCAGATCGGCGCCCTTTTTCTGTGCGGCGGCTTTGTCGGTCGCCAACCCGACGCCCGTCTTTTGCAACTCGTTGAACTTGGCCAGCGTGTCAAAGCTGGCGCCCGACACCGTGCGGTTCCAGCCTTCGATCCGCGTGGCTTTTGCTTTGTTGCGGAACGTGTCGGCCATAATGGCCAATTCCTGGTCGGCCTCGCCGCCTGTCACCTTGGCCCGCAGCTTGTCGAGTTTTTCGGCCGCAGTTAGCGCCGTGGCCAAATAGTCCAGCACGGTCGCTTGTGCCGTTTGCAGCTGCCCGACCAGGCTTTTGACGATGTCCACGGTGATCGCCAGACCGGGCCCGATCAGTTCGATAGCCCCTTGGATCGTCTGCCCGAATTCGCTGCTTCTGTCGGTCAGGTCGAGCAGCTCGTCAGCGATCAGTTTGAGCGCCGGCGCAGCCGAAATCGCAGCCCTGCGGCCCAAGCCGTCGAACCTTTCCGAAAGCCGGCCCACGGCATCGTTAGCTGCTTCGACGTTAGACGCTTCGATGGCTGTAAACGTACTACCCAGCGCGGCGGCGGCCCGCTCGACGTCTTCGATACCCTCGCGGCCGGCGGATAGGGTGTTGATCAGGTCCACGCCCGACCGGCCGAACAGTTGCTGCGCGATGTAGGCGCGACGTGTCGGATCCTCGACCGCGGCGATGGCGTCGGCCAGATCCTTGAATGTCTCGGCCGGCGATTGTCCGGCAAAATCGTCTACCGACTTATGGAGCATATCCAGGGCCATCTTGGCGGATCCCGTGCCGCGTTGTGCGTCGCCAAGCTGGACCGTCATCTTCTTGATTGCTTTGTCAAAGGCCGGACCCTCGACGCCGGAAAACTCGGCCGCTGCCAGGCGCAGGCCCACAAGTTCGCTGGCGGTCATATCGATCGATCGGGCGGCCTTGGCGATTTCGTCGATGTTGCCCAGTTGCTCCTTAATGGCTTCGGTCACACCGCGGACCGCTCGCTTTGCGATCGCCAGGGCGCCGGTAAAGGCGGCCAGCGCCAAGCCGGCGGCGATCAGGGCGGGGTGCACGTTGGCCAGTTGATTGACAAAGCGGCCGACAACCGGAATCCCGGTCATCTTTTCGACACGCATCTGGCGCAAGCGGCGGGTGTAGGTCGTCTGATCGATGGCGCCTTTTCGGTATAGCGAATTGAGCTTGCCCAGCTCGCCGCTATATCGTTCGGTCGGCGTTCGCGTGGCGTCCATCAGTTTGGCAGCGTCGCGCAGCTCTTTCTTGCTGGCCACCATGCCACGGGTAAATCCGCTGGTGTCGGCGCCGATCTTGTAGTTTAGATTGCCTATCGTGCCCATGGCCTGGTCGTTTCTACGTGCCGAATCGTTTTTCCATGGCCGCCCGGATCTGCTCGCCGGAAAACTCGGCCGGCGAATCTTGCACCGGTGCGGATCGATCGGGGGTAAAGTCGGCCGCGGTGCGTAGGTCGATCTTTACGCCTTGCCCGGCGGCCAGTAGTGCGACCGCGTTCCAAGCGGCGGCGGCGATCTCGCCCGTATGCCGCCACGCGCCGCTGATCGGCTCGACACGGTCAAAGGCCATCCACGCGTCGAGGGTCCGCGGGTCGATCGATTCCAGCCACGTATCGACGTCGACAATGCCCAGTTGAAGCGCTAGTCTGTAGGCAAAGCGTCGTCGGGGATTTTGTCTGAGTTTTTTACAAGCCCCTCAATATCCCCTTCCTCGAATCCGCAATGCTCGCGGCAAGCGTCGTACAGCCGGCTTGTAACCAGCCCGTCGACGTCTTTCAACGCGTTCTGGTCGTCGCCCTTCAGCAGTTGCCCGCCGCTCTGGTCGACCAGGCAAATGGCGATTAGGCGCCGCCGCTGGCGTTTGATCTTGGCCAGTGAATACTTGCCTTCAGACGATAAAATCGACGTTTCAAACTCCGACTTTTCCGCCTCGCTAAGGCTACGGATCCGGAACGAAAGGTCGGCCACGTCGACCGTGCAATACCGCACGTCCGTCAGGCCCAATAGCTGCTCGCGACTACAAAGCATGGTCTGGCTTCCTGTTGGTAGGGTTTGGTAGGGTGGGCCAAGTACTCGCGGCCCACCGGAATACACTGTCGATCAAATGGCCGGCGGTTTCTGGTGGGCCACGGGCCCACCCTACCGCTACCCGCCGCTGTCCAAATCGTCGTCGAGCTCGGCCAGATCCTCGTCCAGATCCTCGTCGAGCTCGTCCGCCGTCGTGGGCGGTGGCGGTTGGGCTTCCCGCCGTTCGGCTTGGCCGAGCTCGGTGGCGATCGCCTCGCGTACGGCGCCCTTGATCAGGTCGGGGAATGGTTGGCCGTTTGCATCACGGATCCAATTGATCGGTGCGCCGGCTTGCTTGCCCACGTAGCCGACCTGGACCACGTCGCCCCCGTCGGGTCCGGCCAGAATGATGAACTGATTCTGCTGTACCTTGACCGGGCCGAATCGCGTTTGCATGACTCCGACATGCGGCCGCAACTCGACCTCGATCGTGATTGCCTCGACCGCTTGGGGTGCTGGTTGCCGGATTTTCACGTTGACGTCCGCCACGTTTGTTCTCCTTCTTGTAGGGTGGGCCAAGTATTCGCGGCCCACCGGAATTTGTTGCCGGGATGGCGAGGCTCCTGCCTAGCCGTGAACTGGCGCTCTAGTCCGCATCTTGTCCGCATCTGATGCGGACAGACGGCGTGCGCGTTGCAACCGCGGCTCCGCGGGAGCGTCGCCCTCCCATAGCCGAGCCGCCTACGTGCTCTTGGTAAACGCGGGGCCGGTTTCGCCGTCGAAGGCTACCAGCACCTTGGCAACTTGGATCGCCCCGTTTTCCAGGCTGGGCATGGTCACTTTGAGGATGAAGCCGGTGCCCGCATGGTTTGCGGCGACAGTTTCGCCGGTGCGCATGGGATAGGTGATGGTGATAGTTTCCACCACGCCGCACGCCGGCAGGTCGATAGACGTGTCGAATTCGACCTCAAATTCCACTTCTCCGGGCTCGGCCAAGTCGCTCGGCATATACGTTTTGAAAGTCGACGTCGCCAGGTACGACGTTTCGAGCTTCTCCAGGTCCTGCGAGATCTCGCCGATATTACGTACGTTTCCAACGGCCCCCGTCGTTCCCAGTACCAGCGTCGCGCTATTGCCAGTGTCGGCGTTTGTTGCCATGTCGAAATCCTCCCGCGCCGCCGCGGGTGGTTTATTGTGTGTAGGTCACTCGAAAGTCGCGCCCGGTGATGTACCGGAAATGGTCGCCGGCGTCGTCGATCGGTTCTTCGGTCTGGCGCAGATCGCCCTCGACGCTTGCCCCGTGGCAAAATACCGTGTTCAGCGTGCCGCGGTGGCCCTGCAGCCGGGCCCGGATCAGTTCGGCCAACGCGTCGGCCGCCTCGCTGGTTGCCCCGTAGGCGTCCACCTGGACGCGGCCGTGAGCGATCCCGCTTGCGCCGCTCAAGTTCTCGTCGCTGTCGCCGCCCACGATCACAACGCGTATCGCCGGCAAGGCGTCGTCTTGCTCCAACTTCCGCGGCCGTACCCGTGCCCCGACCAGCGCCAATATCGACGCATCGGCCCGCAAGAACGTCCGGATCTCGCTGGTCAGTGTGGCCATGTCCTACGTCCCAAACCGGTCAACCAGCAAACCCGTCAACCAGCTTTGCGAGCTCGTCAATCAAAATCCGTTCGATGGCCGGCGCGGCCGCGTCGAAGCTCGGCCGGACAAATGGGTGCGGTTGAACGGACCCTATCACTCGACCCTTGCCGGTACGCTTTGGATCCGTGGCCGGGCGTACGCGTGCCGGATCCCCGGAACTGATCGTGCCGCCTACCACCATCTTGTGGCCGAACTCGACCATATGTGCTTGCCGCGCGGCCGGTGCCGTGCCCACGATCGCGACCACGGTCTCGCCTTTGGCCGGTAGTACCTTCGACTTGACCGACTTTTTCAAATCCGGAAAGTCCGAGTCACCGCCGACGCCGTCGCCTTTCGGTGCCCGCCGTCGGGTTTCCTTTCGCCCATGGGCCGCGGCGCGTCGAAGGGCCCGCTGTAACAGGCGCCCACGAAGTTCGATACTGACCCTTGCCAGGTTGCGGTCGATTTCGTCCGCCCCTTCGACACTTACGATTACGCTGGTTTCCGCCATGCTCGCCCCTACGGCGCCGCCGTCGTGGTGGTCGTGGTCGTATCTTTCAGCGCCTTACAACTGATCCACAGCTCGCGGCGGCGGCCGTCTCGATCGCGGGCGTTACTAATGCCCAGCAGTCGGCCACCCCACACGATGCGCATTTGTTCGGTGACGCCCTCCCGGTACCGGATCCTTACAACATGCGTTGCCGTGGCGTCCACCTGTTGGCCAAACACGCGTTCCGCCCCGCCGGTTTCGATTACTTCGGCCGGCTCGTTCGATAACCAGGCCGCCCACGATTCCACGACCTGCCCGGCCGCGTCCTCGCTGCCGGTGTCTTGCTGAATCGTTATACGGTGGCGTAGTTGGCCGGCTCGCATTAGTAGTCGCCCAGATTCGCCCAGACGATTGTGATTTCCGGGCGTTTCATGTTTTCCCTCGTTGGTTCGTTGTTGCTTCAGTCGTCGATTCGCAACGCGCCGTATTCCAACAGCTCGTCGCCCAGATCGTAAATGGCCAAGATTCGTTGGGTGCCCAGTGGCAACGTCGCCACCGCCCGTTCCACCTGATCCTCGCGAAACTCGTACATACTGCCCACCAGCAGCTTGAGCGCCGCTTTCAGCAGCTCCGGAACCGCGGCCGCCGCACCGTAGCCGGCCACAAAGCGCACGGTGACAACGTCCGGCGCCGATCGTGCCGTGGGGTAAATCTCGCCGTAGGCCGGCCGGATCTCGCCGGGCTCTCGCGAAGTGCTTACCACGTAGTCGTCGTCGCTCCAGGTCTGCGCGTCGCCGGCGGTGTCCGTGTACGTGACCGACGTAACCGAAACCAGCGGCGCCCGCGGGATCCGGATAGGGTTGTCCCCGGTGGGAAACTCGTCCAAGACCAGGTCCCAAGTAGCGGTGACCAGTTGCCGATATAGCTGTTCCTCGATCCACTGCCGGGCGGCCTCGATCAGCCCGGCAATATACGTGTCGTCGTCCGAGCTCGTGACGCGCAAATGCGTCTTGGCTTCGTTCGTGATAATCGGCTCGGTTGCCGGCGGTGTGACGATCGATAAGCCATAGCTCACGGTGCGTTTTCACCTCTGAAGGGGCAATTGAATTGCAACACGCGGTCTCGTAAGTCGCCGGCGGTGTCGCGGACCTGCTCGACCAATTCTGTGTTGTGGTTCAAGGCCTGGGTATTGCCGCCGATCACGTCGCCGGTCGATTGCAGCACGCCCAGCAAGGCTCGTATCACCCACACCAACACGCCCAGCAGGATCAGCGCAAACCCGGCAAAGCCCCATTGCAAGACCGGCGCCAGGCTCAAGATTTGTTCGGGCCCGTTCATGTTCGCCCTTGTAGGGTGGGCCAAGCCTTCGCGGCCCACCGGAATGCTATGTCGATCGCGCTACGCCTACGCCGCGCCTTCGGCCGGGCTGACGTGCTTCTCGCTGGCGGCAACATCGGAACTTTGCGTGACCGGCTCCTTCTTGGAGTTGTACAGAATCGCCAGGATCCCATCGACAACTGCCCCGGTCGATCCGGCGCGGGTGACAACGCACCGCACATACCGCTCGAGCGGCCGGTCGATGTCCAAAATCGACAGCAGCCCGTCGTCGGTATCTGCGGCCTCAACGCTGGTACCAAGCAGGTCGGCAGCGTCGCTCATATCCGACTCGGCGCCCTGCTGGCCTTTGACGTACGGCGTGCCGTCGGTGATCGTGCCCCATAGCACGATGAACGCGACCGAGTCGAAGCCTTCGGCGACGCCCATGTCGATGATGTCCGAGTTGATCGCCGCGGTATCGACGGCTTGGGCGGCCTTGACGCGGTCGAATCGATGGCTTTCAAGTAGCATGGAACTCATAGCTAACCTCGCGGGTTCTGTTGGTTGGGTCTTTGGCGAGCGGCGGGCGCGAGCCCGCTGATAGAATCCGGCGGCTTACGCCCCCGGCTCGCCTGGTTATCGTTTTTCGCGATCGTCCGCGGTGGCCGTTTCGGCCGGCTTGCCGGCGCGTTTCACGGTCTTACGGGGCGGTCGTTTCTTCGGGGTCTCGGTGTCCGGCTCGGCCGTTTCCTGGGAAACGAACTCGGCTTGACGGGTGGCCACGTAGACGGCGGCCGTCGCCTGGTCCAACTCGGCCTCGTCGCCGGGACGATAGGCCACGCCCGCAACTTGGCCGTTGGCCGTGAACTTGACGCGTACTCGTTTCATCACGTGCCTTTCTTGTCGACCTTGCGATAACGGTGTATCGTGACCGGCGCGGCCGAGAACGTCCCAGCACGCGCCGGCCAGTCGCGGCGGCGTACGGTTAGGCTTGCTGCAGGTACTTGACCGGCGCGGTGCCCGCGTCCAACAGGTTCCCATCGGCCCGGCAAAAGGCCAGGAACCATTCTTGACGGTACTCGGCCCCGCGTTCTTTCAGTCGCATAATCACGACCTGCCGCACGCGGCGCACCTTGTACTTCTTGAGATCGCCAAACAAAATGGTTTTGTTGTCGGTTGCAACCGCGCTGTCCATGTGCTGGTTTATCGCCACGGCCCGGCCGTTCAGCTTATCGGGCCGGCCCTCTTGCAGGCCGGGTTGCCACAGGTATTGATCGTTGCCGTCCTTCAGCTTGCGGACATGCAGAATGACGTTGTCGTGCATCATGAACCCGACGCCCGGTGCCTGCCGGTAGGCGGGGTCGATCGAGTGTTCCAGATCGATGATTTCGTCCGCCTCGATCGCCGCGGCGGCGGCCGCGGTCACACCTAGCGTGGCGGCCGTCACGATTCCCTTTGGCTGGTTCGCACCGGTACCCGTCGTGAACTTGCGGTTCTTGGCCCGGCCCAACCGTTCGCCCAGCATGCCGCCCAGCGATTCGGCAAACGTCGAAGGCGCATCGTCCAACAGTCGTACCGGAACCTTGAGCGCTTTGGAACTGAACTCGTAGGCAAACCACTTGACCAGGCCCAGCGTGGGATCCTCGTCGTTGGCCGTGGCCGTGTTCTCGCCCAGCATCTCGCCCTCGTTGCTGGTGTCGTCGGCCGTGGGCCATCCCATTTCCTCGCCCGATTGCGTGACGATGATTTCCGAGGTTTGCTCCATGGGACCGAAGGCCAGCATGTTACGTTCGAGGCTACCGACCAGGGTGCTACCGATCGCAAAGGCGCCGGCCGTGCCCTTGTGGCCCGACAAGGCCCGCTGCTCGATCAGCGCGGGGTGCATCGTGCGAAGTTCGTGTTGGGCGGCTCTGATGCCGCGGGTATCGTACAGGTCCAAGACCAGCTCGTCCGAGTCCGGATCCAAGCCCGTCCGGTGGCAGGCGGCCATGTGTTGCTCGGTCCTGCAGGCCGGCAGGCGTCGTCCGAACCAGGCTTGCAGGGCCAAGTCGCGTTGCTCGGCCTGGTCGCCCGGCTGTCCGCGGTTCTCGTCGCCGGCGGGCGTGCCGCTGAACTCTTCTTGTCCGGGCCGGTTGCGGTGCTCGCCGTCGTCGCCGGTTTGGCGGCGATCGCCCCGGGCCTCGCGTTCAAGTTCGTCGATCCGGCTGTCCAGATCCTCGCTCCTTTTGGCCTCGTCGATTTCCACTCGCAACGCGTCGTATTCGGCATTGACGCCGTCCCACGCCTTACGCGTTTCGTCCGGCCACAGCTCCGCGCCGGTCTTGCCGGCCTCTTTGCGATCGCTGTACTCATCGCGCAGTGTGACCATGCGGCCGTGCACCTCGCCGGCCTTTTCGCGCAGTTCTTTCAAGCTTGGCATTGTTGGCTCCGATTTGTGCTAGTACTGGGTCCGCAGCCGCGGCGGTTTGACATGCGGAAGGTGTCCCGCGGGGCGATCTCTCGCGCCACGGGGTCGGAACAGAAAACCGGCGGCGGTTGTGCTTGCTTGGGTGGCCGGCTGCCGTGGGGGCAGTCGGCCGCTTTCGCTTTGCACAAGCCGTCGCCGGTTGTCGCCGTGGCTTGCGTCCGTTGTCGATTCCTGCAAGCTCAATAGAGCGGCGTTGGACGTCCGCGCGCAAGAGCGCTGCAATCACAGGTGCGGTGCCAGCGAACCGGCCCGCGTTCAATCTTCAATCTTGGCCGGTTCTGCAGCCCGTTCCAAGTTTCGCGGCTCGTCTTGGGAGGGCGAGGCTCCTGCCGAGCCGTGAACTGGTGCACGCCCGCGGCTCTCCTTGTAAGAATTACAATTGCCACGCGGGCGAGCCGCCGCTATTCTGCTGATCTCTCCCCCCGGTGCCGTGTTAGGGCGAACGCGGCGGCGGTTCTCAGGGCGCCCGGCGGTAACCGTGGCCGCCGGGCGTCTCTCCGCAATCCCAGGTGTCCAGTCGGGAAGGGTAAGCCATGCTCGACCGCGTCTTGGCCGTTACAATCAACGCCGCCGGCCTGATCTGCCTTGGCTTTGTGCTTTCAACGCTGGTCGCGCCGCTGCCGATATGGGCCTGCGCCGTGGTGTTCGGCGTCGCCAGGATCTACACCGCCCTCGGACCACCGCCGGCCGCCTGCTGTCGCAACTCTTCTTGCACCGCCAGGGATTGAACCGCGGCCTTGGCCTGGTCGCGGATCGTCCACCGGCCCGCCCGGCAGATCCGCCGCCGCACCTTGCGGCTTGCCCCGTCCGCCAATCGCGTCGCCCGGATCACGCCGTAACCGAGTAAGGCTATCAGTGTGCCCGACATGC